GAGTACGCTGGTAATACCCGTTTTATCCTCACTGGCAACTATCTACATCGTATTATCCAACCGATTCAGTCTCGATGCCAAGTTTTCACTGATTTTACTCCTCCTATTGGAGAATATGCTAAACGAATAAGCTTTATTCTTCGTCAGGAAAAAATACAGGTAGGTAAAGAACAGATAGAAAAGATTAAAGAAGTTATTCGTTATCACTACCCGGATTTACGAAGAATCATTAACTATATACAACGTAGTGTTGTTGATGGTGTATTGTCTATTAGTAGCACGATTAATAACGAGGGATTCGCACAAGAGATCCTGGATAAAACCGTGAACAAAGAAGACTTAATGTCTGTACGTAAATTTGTTATAGAATCGGAACAAACCTTTGGAAATGACTATCCTAAGTTAATGAAAGATCTGTTTAATGCAGTGTATAAGAGCTCTATTTCGGAAGATAAAAAAAGACTTGCATTGCTGCAAGTCTCTGAATATTTGTATCGATCAGCTTTAGTAATGGATCAAGAGATTAACTTCTTCTCTTGTCTTATTGCTTTAGCTTCCGTGGTGTGAGTGTTTAGAAGCTTTAATAGTTGTATTTTTTGGATCACCGCCTGGTAAGAAAGGCTTATTAGGTACTTTTGCGCCTTTAAGCGGGCTTTCATATACGGGAGCTTCTTCTTCTTTTGGACACTTACATACATCTTTACCGCAAATAGGGCATACTTCTTCTTTTACAGGAAACTCTTTACCGCCTAAAGTAAATGTGTCTTTACCAGCTGCTTTAGCTTGTTGATCTGCATAATGCATTACACCGGCACCTTCATCTTCAACACCCGGTGTTTTACCGCGTAAACCGCGTGGCAACATACTGTCATCTTTATATGAACCATATCCACCAGGTACTGATGAATGTATATTACCCATTAAAGCTTTAATTTGCTCTGGAGTGGCTTGTCTAGCCATATAATATACCCAGGCTGGGGTACCGGCTGGTAAATAGTCTCCAGTTTGAGGTAAAGCGGTTTTGTTAGTGAGTATCGTTTCACCGTCTTGTACGTGAAATGTTTCCTCTACTTCACCGTCTTCAGATTGAATTGGAGGATTACCTGCTGATCGATCTCCACCATCTTGGGAACCACCACCACCGCTCATTGTACCGACATCTTCATTGAGAATACCTACATAAAGGCCTTCTAAAAGAGTTTGAGATTCATTAATATTTTTAACTTTATGCATTCCTTTTACCTTAGGTGGTTCTGCATCGTTGTATTCATTTGAATGATCGAGTTTAGTATTTTTTGTAGCTAACTCGTAATCACCTTTTGGAGCATAAGTCTGCTTTTTCATAGCTTTTGTTTGTTCATCAATTTCTTTAGCTTTGTAATTTTTGTTCTTAGAAGCTTCTTTAGGCTCTGTTACACGCTCTCTTGTGTCTTTTTGGCTATCTGGAACAGGAGGTAAATTACCTTCTAAATTGACTTCCTCTAAACAGTCAACAGGTATAGTAATTAAATTGTGCCAATAACCTGGTGCTGCTTCTTCAAAACAGTCTGCTAACTCAGCTGGAGCTGTACCAGCGCCTTCTGCACTATATCTTGCAGGAGACACGAAATTATGTAGTTTACTAACTCTAATATTGTTTTTAGAGCTTGCCATTTCTTTTAAGCGTTGCTGCACATTAGCAGCTAGATTTTTGAAGCTCTCGTTATTTTCAAAGCCGGCTTTTAGTTTTACGACATCTCCAGCTAAAAACCCACCACCGTTAGTAAAGCGATTATAGGACTCCTGGAACAAAGAGTTAAACTTACTGTTTTTCATATGATGATATTACTTACTCCCTCCCTAAGTATTTTACAATGCCATCATTAAGTTTTACAGGTTTACAGAAGGTATCCGTAGCTACTAACTATACTTACTCGGATTTGCACCTAGACTTTGCTAACCCTATTAATAAGGACGTGCAAGCAGATTACGATACTGCTGCTATTAAGAATTCAATATACGCTTTGTTTAATACTCTACCTGGCCAGAACTTATTAAATCCAACTTATGGATTAAACTTAGCTCAATACCTGTTTGAACCTATAAGCGAGTCAATAGGTAGGACTATAGGTAATGTAATAGTAGCAGGTTTAAATCAATACGAACCACGGATAACCATTCAAAACGTCAACATAACTCTAAACTACGACGAGCAAACCTATTACATTGACTTAAATATATTAATGCCGTATTTGAACAACAAGACTCTAAACATACCTGGAGCCTTAAACAAGACCGGATATACCCTTTCATAAGATGTCGACTACATACACAGATGCATCAGCTTTAAATATACAACCGAACGAGTATATTGCGTTTGATGCAACAAACCTTAGAGATTTTTTACGCAACCGTTTAACTCAAAGCGGGCAATTCACTGATCAGTATATTGAAGGTTCTAACCTTAATGCATTAAACAATGCAATAGCGTATGCTTTTCATACGTTTATGTTTTATCTGAATAAGACTTCTTCGGAAGCAATGTTCACTGAAGCTCAAATTTACGAAAATATTAATAGAGTGGTCAAGCTTATAAACTACTCACCAATCGGTAATCAGACCTCAACAGTAGTGTTTACTTGCTCTGCAACAAGTGATTTGAGTATCGGTTCTTATACAATACCTCGTTATACGTTCATAAGGATAAACAACTCTCCGTATACTTTTAATACAGACGTTACTTTTACTAAAACCCTTTCAACAGCTCAATACATTACTAGCGTTGGCAATCAAGCTATATTATATCAAGGCAAGTGGACGGAGTATCCGCTATATACTGCTCAGGGTAATGTAAATGAAACCGTATTTGTGGCACCAGGTAGTGCGGTTAATATAGACCATTTTAATATAGATGTATACGTAAAAGATGCTGGAACAGGTTTATGGTCTCAGTGGAGTCGTACCGAGTCCTTGTATCTTGAAAAGGCTACTGCTACGGCTTTTGAAGTTAGATATAACCAGAGTCGTAATTACGAAATAAAGTTTGGTGATGGTATTAGCGGTAAAAAATTAAATGCTAATGACATTGTAGCAGTATATTACCTACAAACTTTAGGTACAGCTGGTGAGATTGGGGCAGGAGCATTAAATAGTTTGCCTGCTGTAGTTTATAACACTACACAATGGAATTCAATAAGTCCGAATGTATTCAGTACTGATTTGCAGTATTTAAATGATGTCAATATAACATCTCTACAGTTTAATAACGATAACCCTTCTACTGCATACACAGAAGCAGAAAATGCAGATAGTATTCGTAACAACGCCCCCGCGGCTTTTAAGTCTCAATATAGATTAGTAACTGCCGATGATTATAAAAACTTTATAACAAGTACTTTCGGCAACATTATACAAGATGCTACTGTATACAGTAACAACGATTACGTTAATAATCACTTACGCTATCTTTACAATATCGGTTTAACTAAACCTAATCAAGACAATCGAGTACTTTATAATCAGGTAGCGTTTTCTACTTCTTGTAACTTTAATAACGTTTATATATACGTCCTACCCAAGTCTACTAATTCTAATGTAGTTAATTATATAAACTACTTAACTCCTACTCAAAAGTCTTTAATTACAAACGCTGCTATAAGCAAGAAGACTTTAACTTCAGATATTATAGTAATGGATCCAGTATATAAAGCTGTTACAGTCGGCTACGACGCAAGCAACAGTACTGATGTTAATACTATTATATCACAGTCAAGACTTGTAGTAACGTTGCAACGTAATGCTAAGATTTCAACACAGTTACTACAAAACAAGATTACAGGTATTGTGCAGAACTTTTTTAACCCTACTAACTTAACTTTAGGTTATAATATTGATCTAGTTAATTTAACCGCTCAAATAGAGAGTATACAGGGTGTTAATCAGGTATACACTCAGCGCGTTGATACAGGAGATATAGTACAAGGTGTTTCTTTAGTAGTATGGAATCCTGCTTATCCTAATAATGATATAACAATTGCAAATAAGAATTATCAGTTATTACTGTTCCAGGCTTTATATTTTAATAATATAAATGATTTCTCAAATCGTATCGTAATTTCTGCTGATGTTTCTCAAGATACATCAGTCATTAACATTTAATAAATAATAATATGGCCGACATTAAAATCTCAGCATTACCAACACTTTCTCATACAGCAGCGGCTGCAACCGATCTTGTACCTATTGTAGATAATGCAAATCCTGGTGCTCAAGTTACTAGAGCTATAACACTTAGCGAGTTAACAAACTATTTAACAAACGTATTACCTCCTACCAACGTACAGCAGGGTTTTCAAAACATTATAGTACAAGGTAGTACTGCAGGAGCATATTATAAAAAATATTATACCTGTACAGATGCTGCGCCTTCTACTCCTCATATTTCTGATGGCTGGGGTCCAGGGCCTGTGGGTGGTAGTGCTGCACCTTGGTTAGACCACTATCCAACCGCCTCAGATAATGTCGGTAATTTTATTGTATGGTCAGTGACTGGTTTATTAAAAGCAGATAGTAGCACATTAGTAACTGGTACAGACTGGTCTAATCCGGTTAGAGAGACAAAAGGACAGGTGAATTGGTACAGCGGTACACAACCATCTGGTGGTTCGGTGCAAGCAGGTGATGTATGGTTTGATACTACCTCAGGTCATAACAATCAAGCTTATAGGTACAATGGTACAACCTGGGTCAATTTAAGTGTACCTTTTCTTAATTTAGATACTTCCGGTCACGCATTAGGTATTGTACAGGCAGATGGCACTACTGGTAATGTAGCTATTGTAGCCGATCAATTTGAAATTGTGGTACCAGGCTCCAGTACTCATAACCCTGGTGAAGCTTATACACCGTTTTCAATAACATATAACCCTGCAACTGGTAAAGACCAGGTTTATATTAACGATGCAGTTATACCTGATTTGGCTGCAGGTAAAATTACGACTGGTACTCTTACAGTAGCAATACAAACTAATGCTGCAGATTTACAGGCCGGTAAATTGTCAAACGGAATGACAATTTACAATGCTAATGATCCTTCGCGTACAATGCCAGTAACCTGTTACGCAAACATTGAAGATACGTCTACTGTAAACATTACTTCAGGGCCTGATCAACCTCACGGTCAAGAAAACTGGTACAGCAATGCTGTAAGTTTTGTAGGTTATCGTATTGGACCTACCGGGTTTATGGTTAACCGTTACGGTATGCCAAATGGCGCAATGGTATTTAATTATGTTTTTACTGCGTATGCGGACGGCACACCAACAGATTTAGCATCAGTTAATATTAATGTAATGTATCAAATTCTAGACAGTAGCGGTAATCCTGTTGCTTTACGTTCTGATCCTGAGTTCGGTTCAATTTATAGTAACCAGGTAAGATTCCCAATGGCTGATCTCGCTGCAGGTGGTAATTTACTACAACAAAGCGGTAGTATTGTGTTTCCGACTGCAACTGGTTGGCCAAACAACAACATTAACTTATTAGATGGCTACCATACAATTGTGTTTGGTTACAGAGTTGCTTCTAACGGGTACGCTAGACTGACTTATACAAATCTTGCTGTAAACGGTTGCAATATATAATGTATGTCGACATACATCAATACAGAAAACAGTAACGTATTAAATACGGAAGACAGTAACCGTTTAGTTACTGAAAGCTCTGTTCCTAATCCACCACCACCACCAACAGCCCCTCCTGCTGTTATCAGCATAAGCCCTACAACTGGTAGTACTGCTGGTGGTACAGCTGTAACAATTACTGGTACTGGATTCTCAACTACTACAGCAGTTAATTTTGGTATAACGGCTGCAGTTTCTTATACGGTTAATAGCGATACTCAGATTATAGTCTACTCTCCAAGTCACGTAGCGGGTACAGTAGATGTAACAGTTACTAATAGTTACGGTACAAGCCCTACAAGCTCGGCTGATTTATTTACATATACCGCCCCAACTATACCTCTTTGCGATAAACCAGAAAGTAAGGTTTCAACTTATATAGGTGGTAACGGGTTTAATATAAAGCTAGGCGGCACCGCTTCAAATATTATTACAGGATACGCTTATGCAACACCAATATATTGTAGCATAAACATTGCTAATAATGTACAGCCTGCTACTATTTTAAATCAATTTTCTATATTTGTACAATACGGAGATGGTACAGAAGAAGAGATTACTCAGGTAACTAATAGTCTTTTATTAACTAACACTCACACATACAAATGGCCAGGTGAGTATGAAATTAAGGTTTCTGTTATACCTAAAAACGGATGCCCTATAGCAACATTTAGCCAGGTATTTTCTGTATACAATTATGTTACAGATAGTATGACCTGGGATTACACAAAGTGGCCGGAATTAACACCACAGCACTTAAGTTTAGGCGCTTTGTATCACGGTTTTCAATCTTGCCCTCCAGGTAATCTGTATAACCCTACACCATTAACTTTTAATTATACAGTATCTAACCTAGTAAGCAGCGATATAAACTTTAATTTTTATTCTCAGAATTCTTTGTCTCAACCCTGGGAAGCTATATCGAGCGATAACAATTATTCTCAATTAAGACCTCAATGGAGATTTACAGACCTATACGACAATAAAGTTAGCTCTATTTCAGCTACAACCATTACGCCTGTATATATAAAGTATACCTTTGATTCAAATAATAATTTAATTTATACCCGTACCACTGCAGTAGATGGTACCCTAGTAGGTTATACCGGTACTGTAGATTTTTACTATATAGATGACATACCAAGTTTAGGTTATACTAATGATTACACAGTACAAGCACCAGTACTGTGGGTAACGTACAACACAAGCGATATACCTAATTTACAAGACAAAAATGATGGTACATCACCAGGCTATTCTAATAGTTTAATATTCTTATCAGCTGGGTTTTATGTAAAAAATCTATCGGCAGATAATTTAAACGTGTCTTTAAACGGCGGTAATATAGAATTACCTAATATAATTTGGCCAGATACAGATAATAGATTCTTTGTAACAGTAAATGGACCAACTCTTTCTTCAGCAGACTTTAGCAATAAAGTACTACTAAATTACCCTATTACTACTACAACAGGTAATGCTTCTGTTGCAACTAAAGTCATACCTGCTGCAGCAGCAACTATATATACCCCCACATTTACGTTTAGTAGGTATGACAGTGTTGGTAGAGATACAGGCGGTTATTATAAAAATATTTTAAGTACTTTACCATTATCTTCTGCATTACTTTCGAGTGGTAACTTATTAACCACAATAACATTAAGTACATCAAACTTTAAAACTATAATTGAACCACCACCAACAGCTGGTAATTTTTATTCGGTAGATTCAAGAAAGTCTTTAGCGATAACAAATCAATCGTTAACCGGGGTTGCGCTATCTGGTAGTTTTAATTTTAATATAAACAATTTTTATAAAAACTATTTTGTACGTAAAGTTAACGAAAACTTTAACTTAGGCGAACAGTTACAGTCATATCTTACTCAACCTTTTATAGCTGAGAATGCTAATTTTGTTAACTACCTCTCTGCTTTAGGTGGGGATAATGTTCATCCAGGTGAAAACTACGGCACTGTAGCATACGAAAGAATTGCTAACTTTGTACCTAATAATATGGATCCAGAGGTATGCGGTGTTAATAATTTATACTCGCTATCAGAATCTATAGATACTGAGTTTGATAACTATAACTTTACACCACCACCTGTACTAAAGAGACAGTTTGATCTGTATAGTGTATCTCACGAAAAACTTTGGGGTACAAGAGAACAATACGATACTAACTTTAATGCAGTAACAGATCATACTAATTTAGGCGTAACATTAACAGCTTATAATACTAATGCTACAGTTACTGCTGGTCAAAAAATAGTCTTAAATGATATAATACAATCTACTTTTTATGAATTAATAGAAGTACCTAGCATTAACTCTTATGCTAGTATTGTTGCAAATAATATGCAGGCTTATTTCCCGCCTGCAAGCTCTTTAACATTCCCGTTAACCTCTTATCCGTTAAGTTCATTTTTTGGTTGGGGACTAAAGACACCCGTACTATCCAGTTATAGATTCTATATCTACAATCCTGTTACATCCAATATACCTGTTGATGGTCTTATAGATTGGAATACACGTACTAATGGTTTATCTACTACTTTATCTGAGACAGTATCCTCTTTGAGTGCCTGGTATGCAGATGGTGGCATATTAGAGAACATTTATAGTTATTATATGTCGAAGGGACTTAACTTAATTGGAAGTAAATACTATAGACAATAATGAACTTTAAAACATACTACAACGAGTCTGTAGTTGATCAGACTTTAAAAAACCATCTTTCACATTTAGAAGATCTTGCTATTGAAGAAGGTAAAAGAGGTTTTGCAAAGTTTATTGAACAGGTGGATAATTTTACTTCTTATCTGGAAGGCTTTGAAAGTAAGACCACTGTCAATCTTAAAGTAGATGGTGCTCCAGCTTTATTCTGGGGCATTGATCCAAGACCGGAATATAATAATCAATTTTTTATTGCTACTAAAACAGTATTCAGCAAGACTCCGAATTTAGTACATAGTGAACAAGAAGTTGAGACATTATATAAAGATGCACCTCCAGGTTTAAAAGAAGTACTTAAAACTGTGTTTCCTTACCTTAAGGAAGGTTATGACAACTCTGGTTTAATGTATCAAGGTGATTTACTTTTCTCTCCTTCACGTAAACCGGTAGTAAAAAATATTGAAGGTAAACAGTACTTAACGTTCCAACCGAATTTAATTTCATACGCTATACCAGTTGACCCGCAATCTGAATTATATAATCTAGCTTCAAAGGCACCAGTAGGTATAGTAATACACGCAGCATTTAATATACAAGCAAATGGTAACGGGGTAACATCCAGTATGGCTAGTAGAGATGTAAGACGTGTTGTACAGAGATTATCTCAAATTGGAGTATTTGCAGAAGGTTCAAATTACAAGACACTTAATTTACAACTAGACCCAAATCTTAAGAATACTATTAACGGTCTGTTAGAAGATGCTAAGATTAAAATAGGCAGTATAAACAATCAATTTGATATGGAGTATACTGGCAGTACATTTGCTAGCCAGTTAAGAGAGTACGCCAACTATATGGTACGTCACGGTGGCGGGTTGTTTAAAGCAGCTATTGCAGGAGAGCCATTTACTGTAGACAAGTACATACAAGGATTTACACAATTTATTAAAGGTAAAATAGCTAAAAAAGCTGCAGCGGGTAGTGACCGAGTAAAAGCAAATGCAGAAAAGAAAGTAGCTAATATAGTAAGTTACCTACAGCAAAATAAAGAATCATTAAACGGTCTAATAGGTGCTACATACGATATGATTCGTATTAAACTTATATTCCAGCAATTATTAGCTAATGCAGAAGGTAAACTAAACGGTATGAGATCTTTTATACCAGTAAAAGACGGTTACATTTCTGCTCCTGGAGAAGGGCACGTGCTTTATATAGGAGACACTCCTAATCAGGTAAAAATAGTAGACCGGTTAAACTTTAGTGCAAACAATTTCCTATACTCCGGTGAACGCGGTAGAACTGCTACAACTGTAACAGAAGATGGTCCTAGTACAGAACCTCGTTATAACATTGGATTTTTTGGTGGAGGCTTTAATCCTCCGCATATAGGACACTTTGAAGCAGCTAAAATAGCCGCTAAAGAGAATGACGATGTCTATATTATAGTTTCTAAGACTGAAAGAGATGCCGCTGGTATAACTCTAGAAAAGAAACTAGCAATATGGAATCTGTATAAACCTGTACTAGAGCAGTACAGGGCGCGTATAAACATTGTTGCTGCAGAAGTATCTCCGGTAAGAACTATATATGAGTATGTTGCTACTCTCAATGAGTCTCCAGACGCTCATATGGTAAACATTAATCTTTATTCTGACGCTGAAGATGCAGGTAGGTTTGATAATATGGCAAAATATGCCCAAAACCTAGGCAGCGTTAATATTAAACCAACACCTCGTATGGGTTCTGGTACAGAGTTCAGAGCACTACTAGCAGCAGGCGATATGCGTAGAGCATTCGCCTTAATGCCACAAGGTGTTGATAAGAATATGGTTTGGAACGTGCTTACTCGGTAGCACACTCTTTCATCACTTCTTCTAAGTGATGTAAAGCTTCTAGCACTGTCTCAGCATAAGGATGAGCAGATTCTGCCATCCAATTACCGGCGCACTCTTTAGCTAAACTAATATGCTTAGCAAGTTCGTGTACACGGGAAGGAGCTTTTTCTTCTAGACTTTCTCCACCAGCTGTACCTGCATAACCAGGCTGTGAACTTGTCATACCAGGACCAGAAGACCAGCACTCTTGCTTAATCTCTCCAGACTCTGTCCAGCACTCTGGTATTGGGCGGTCAGCGGATGGGTCCCAGCACTCTTCTTTAAACATTTCTTTACGCAATACTAAATGCGCACCCTCAGTTACTAACTGATACTTTTCTGAAAGTTGACTCTTTGTATAATCGTATTTCTTCATAAATTACATTGCTCCTTCTGCGCTACCGTTAGAACTCATTGTACGGGATTGTACATCTTCTCCAGAACCGTCTGGGGTTTCAAAGTCTTCATCCTTAACTGGTTCAATATCTGGTTCTGTTTCTTCTTTTAATTTTGCGAGCACATCCTGTAGCATATCAGCTGATTGAGTAACGTGCGTTACCATCCAAGCCATAACAGGGTGGTCAGGAGACATTTTTTCAAGTATTTCGTGCAACTGAGCTGCAACCTCTGCAGCCTGCTTTGCCTTAGTACGTGCCATTTCAACATTATGCTCTGTCTTGTGAGTACCATCAGAATTGATTTCTGTTTCTAAAGGATTCTCTTGTACTAGGGTATACTTCTCAGCAAGAAGTGTATAAATGTTGCGTTTCATATGATATACTTACTTAATCCAAGTATTAAATATACTGGTTGATTTAACTTATATATACCTTATAATAAACAAACTATGGGAATGTACGATACGATAACAGTCAAAGATAAATTACCTTGGACAGATGAAATGTGGGAAGAGGGATTGCCTAATGCTTGTGAGTACTTTCAAACTAAAGACCTAGCAAGAGGGTTAGCTAACTACAAGATTGAGAATGGTAGACTGTTATTACAACAATCCGAAAAAGAATGGGAAGATCAAAACTATCACGGTAAACTTAGCTTCTATGATTATAAGCAAAACGATAAACCTGGCAACAATGATTGTTGGGTAGAGTTTACCGCTACACTTACCAAAGGTCAGGTTGATAAGATTGAAGTAACTAAATTTGAGAAAACCGATAATACCGAGCGTATCAAGAGCTGGGAAATACTAGCTGAAGAGTTAATACGAAATAACAATCGTTGGACAAACAAATACTTTAATCACACTAAACCAGTGCGTTGGTTTCGTAGATGGGTATGGTTCGAATTTTGGCACAGAGCAGGACAGTTCTGTGAAAAAATGCGCTGGCTGTGGTAACGGTATTACCCGTTAGCAAGTCTAGGCATTGAAGGTCCTTCAGTCGGTGGACCGTAACGATCTTCTACGATCTTCATATTACGAGCATAGATAATGGCCTGATTAGGATTCTTATTAACTGTTACACCCCCGTCGTGATAGATCGGAAAGTGGCCAGTCATTTTATTAGTACCAGCAATATGCTCTAGTGTCTGTTCGGGGACCTGATGTATAGTAAAGCCTGCATCAATAGCCCGCATACAGTAGTCAATATCTTCACCGCACCCTGGAGTAAATGTTTCATCGAGTAGTCCTATTTTATTTATTACTTCACGTTTAATGGCTGCACAGAAAAATAAGATCCAGGGCTTACCGCCTTGGTAGCGTTTAATCACTCCTGTAACCCCGGCTGTAGATGTTTTACCAAATGGTTCTGTTAAAATATCGTACCAGTTGTTACCCAAAAACACTGTATCGTTGTTTAGTAAAATAATTATATCGCCGGTAGCAGCTGACATACCCATATTAACTGCTTTAGGGTAACCAAGCGGTTGTGGCCAGTGTATAACGTGTATGGGTTTGTTTTTATAAGCACCCTGTATCAAGAAAGGAGTATTATCCGTGCAACCATTTGATACTACAATCACTTCTCCGAAAGAAAGGTCTACGGTATTAATGATACTATCAATACAGTTCTTTAATAAGTCCCAACGATTAAAAGTAGGTATAACAATAGAAAACTTCATATCGTTATTTAATCTAAATTATTAATAATGCTAGTTATGCGTAGTCTGAAGTTTGAGGCAATTTAGTCTCTTCAAATATCATATTGCCTCTTGGATTAAAGAGCTTTGCGCTGTGGCACTTTGCTTTCTTTAAAAATGTATGCGCTTCACCTAACGTCTCAAACTCGTGCTCAGTCCATTTTAAGACACCGTCAATCCAATCGTGGAGTCTGACTTTGTGCTTTTCCATAACGATTAAGCGTAATCGCTCTTTGGCGCCTTTTGGCTCACTACTTCGTGTACAACACTACCATCTGCATTTAAGATTTTAGCAGAATGAAAATCGTCGTTGTGTCTTAAGAATAGATCAGCATCATAGCGTCTGTTGAACTCGTGCTCAACCACGCTTAATACCCCATCAATCCATTTATGTAGTTTTACCTTATGTTTAGCCATTGAAGTGTTTGTTCCAAATGTTAGCGCTTTGATTAGTATATTTACGCAAATTACGTTGATTTACCCAGGTATTTAACTTAGGGAAGTTATACGTCTCACACAATGCATCCGATATACTGTCACTACTATTTGGATCAGCATTAAAGTACCCACAGCTCCAGGGTATCTCCTTAGTACCAACCAACGGTACACCCGCGCTAACTAAATCAGCTCCAACAATGTTAAACGTTTCCGAAAAATTACATTGCATACCGATATCCATTTGTCTACACACCTGAATGAACTGCTCCCTGGGTGCCCATTCGTGACAAATGAGTCGGTGACCGGATTCATAAAGCTGTTCAAACAATGCTCTTAAATTATGCACCACTGGTTCACCTTTCATTTCAGTGCGACCTAAGTTGACGTGAAAGTTTATCTTTTTACCGATACGTTCACCAAACTTGATAGCACCGAAAGCCTGTAACAAATGATTCTTTAAAGGCCTAATAGCTCCAAAGCAGCCAATGTTCACAGTATCGACCTTTTTGAGTATGCCTTTTGGTCTCCAATAATACTGCGGATAATAGTTAGGTAAATAGAAGACCCGTTTACTTACTTGCTCCTGAGTATATCCGTATTTAACACGTGCATACATTTGTATCTCGTTAAGCATACGTGGTGCATTAATGGCTAAAGATATTTGGGGATAACTAAGGTAATCCCCCGTCCAGTTCATTGCTATACCCTCACCTGCCATAAATGGCATTTCTGAATGGTATCTTATAATCCACTTTACCTTAGGGTGTAGTGGTACTAGTTCAGCAAACTTAGATGGTACTACCCACAGTGCCTCAATAATAACGTGAGTGGGCCTGTACTTGGTAACCAACCGATCAATGCAGTTGTTATCAATGGCAACCTCCATAGAAGCCTTAATACCCATTTCATTGAGCATATCAGCTACAAAGCTTGCAGAGTTAAAGAGCCCGGTGCTTAATCCCTTTGGATTATAGCCCATAGGATTATAGTCTTCCCGGCGTTTGAGAATAAAGAGAATATGTGTATCGGTGGCCACAGCAGTAAAAAAAGTAAAATTATTTACCCTACCGGATGCAATAAGCTAGTTTATGATCTTATTAATTTACTCAGCCTCTTGTGTGGGCGCGCCTCTATCTCCTATTGAAATCTGGCCACCTGTAATACGATTTATCTGTAAGTACTTAGCTAGTTGCTTGCCAACAATAGGCACGAGCATATAGCTCTCAGAGTTCACCACATACAACCCACCACTCTTAGCTGGTGCAAAGCACTGTTCAATTGTACTGTCGTGTAATTCGGTACCGGGGTTAAAATAGTCCTGTATCTGTTCTTTATAAGTTTTTACGTTCTTGTAGGGTGAGGCCTCCACTCTTATCAAAAAGTAATCGAAGGCGGTTTTAGTTTCATTACCACCCTTGTTCTTGATAATGTCCCGGGCCTGAGCGTCAATGAGCTTTGCATTAGCATCCGAGGTATCGTACACCTGTTTAACTGCATTAGCGGTCTTAGTAAGGGGTAAGGTTTCTATTTCCTCTTTTAAGTATTTTTCGAACATAGCGCTAATGCCCTCTAAATCCGGAGTGTCCTTGCCTCTACGTCCATTGCTGCGTAAGGACTTGCTCGGTAGAGCAGCCGTGGAACGGGTAAAGTAATTTAGGGCAATGTCTAGCTTATTTTTAAAGTCGACTCCGAATTGGGCCTGCACCTCTATGGGCAATTGATTAAATGCCTGACATATAGGTATAATAGTATGCACGGCATTTAAAATGCGGTTTACTATTGGAGTACCAGCTGCCCCAATACGGGCCTCTTCAGAATAGTTGGTGTTTTTAACCTCGTACCCCTTATTATTATAGGATACGTCTATGCCTTTGGAGTTACCACCCAGTACCAATCCTTTTTCATTAACATATGCAATAAAGATATTAATATCTGCTAAAGCAGCATTACCGGCTTTATCGTCTGGGTTGTTCCTAACAAGCATTGCAGCTGTGGCGTACTCACCCTTACCCGTGCCTGTTTGGGTACCCTGGGCCTGGTCTTCTAAAGGAAACAATTGCAATTCTAAAGGGGACCACTTACCCTGAGTGGTATTACTAATAGCAGCAGGTTTAACAGGAGTAGGAGCCGCAACAGGTGCCGGTGGTGGTACAGCAGATTGGGGTTGAGGGTTTCTAGCAGCAATTTGCTTTTCTATGTTATCCCAATCCCCAGCTGTATCAGGATAGGCAGGAGGTGCCTCCTGTTGTAATATGGATTCGTAGAGAGCTTTAGTATCCGTAGTAGGCACAAACCCGCTTGGGTCTTCATACACCTGGACAATGCTCTTCTTAGTCGGGGTTAGTTTCACCCCGCGCAGCAATTTATCATATAATTCAGTTACCTTAGACACGCCTATACTTACTCCAACAGGCCGAAGGCTCCAACCCCCGCCGCAGGCGCCTCTCCCCCGGTTTATTTCTATATACTATAAAATCCTTCGGCTTTAGAGATTATTGTCCTTAATGACCTGATCAATCTCACCGGCCAGTATCTTCAGTTCGTTCCTACTCATATGACAGTTGTCGGGGAAGCGCTCAGGTTGTTGCCTCAACCAATCGGTATACTCAGCACATTCGGCTAGCATTTGGTTTAACCGGTCCTGTTCCCAATCCCATCCCTCCTTCTCCACTAAGTGCTTTGCTGAATAGTCTAGCATTCTAGCACTACATATAATGGGCATTTTACCAGGCAAGAACCTCTGGAACCAATCCTTAATGATGACGTGCTTACACTTAACCTCTAAACCTAAGGTGGACGACAAACCCTCAATAATGATAAGCGGCTTTCCTAAGTAGTTGCAGATACCGGACATTTCATCTAGAGCGATCTGCATTAAGAGCCTATTCATATCATCTAGGTGCCGTACTTTGGTGGCAGCATCCTCTACCAATAATCGCCAATAATCCCAGCTTGTGTTGGCGTTAGGTCTGGTGGACGTGTTGCCCGGGCCGTACCACCGGGACCCACCACCAAGAGGGTTATCAGCTGGTTCTTCCTTATAGTACCGTACATCGCGCAATGGTTCAGTCAATTTCCATATAATAATGTCCGGATTGGTGAAACACACTGAATTGTTGTTACCATTAAAGGGGTGACATAAGAAGAGGATCTTTTCGGCCTGATGCAGTGCCTGGAAGTTCGACCCGGCCGGTATACTAGCATTTAACATTGCATACCCCAGATCATCGAGGTATACCGTTAGCCCGGGATGCGAACACCCATAACTAACATTCGGGTTCACGTACCTCTGAGGCTTGTAGTCCTTGCGGTACCGGGTTTCATTAAAATTGGCCCGTCCCCATTCACCGAATCCATTACTGTCCCCCACCATTAAAATCTTCTTCATATATATAAATTTATCTTGTCCGCTACCATTTTCCCGACAATTCTATGTCCCTGTTCAGTTAAATGTATCCCGGGCCCATCTTCCCAGTTTCCTTCCTTAGAGGATATGTCCGTTAAATCTATAACCCTATCCTCGTTAATACCCTTTAGATACCATTCATTGTAACGGTTACGTATAAAAAATACCTTATTAAATCCTCGTTGTTCTAACAGCGCCGTTAACATTGTGTGCTGCACCCTCCACATATCTACACTATACGGAGTACATAAATGCTCGGTGCCCCAGAGCCTAGTGAACTCATAATCTGGTTCTCCCTGGTCCAAAGCCATATGAGCCTGAGACTTCAACGTCATCATTCGTCCACCGGCATAGTCCTCCGGCGCTATAACGCTTGGGTGCTGGGTCCAGCACTCCATACGCACCACCTCTGTGTATTGTATCCCTACAACATTCTGCGGCTGTACCTCTCCGTTTAGTATGGCATTTACTAGCACTCTCCATATCCTGGTGTTACTCCCACCTGGTCTAGCTAAATGCAAGTACCCAAGCCCACACTCCCTCGCCGCCACCAACCCGTACGGTATCTTGGCCTCGGGCTTATCATTGAGCGGGGCATACTCACCTTGCCCACTAAACGAACACCCGCACATTACTAGTTTGTTAGGCATAATGACTATTTATACGGATATATCAAAAAACCCTTATATGTAATTTGGCCTAAAAAAAATTGCGCGAAAAAAATTCCGGAACCGGCTTTCTCGAAGAGGGGGCTTATATGGTTTTTGACTTAAAAAAATTGCGGGGAATTTGGAATGCACAGGCCTCACCACCTGAGTGCAAGCTCTATATTTAACCAATTTCTGCGCTTAGGTGGTTATTTTGCTTGTGTATTATTCTCCTTTGTATATATTGTACGTGGCTCTTTCTACACCAGCCTCTTCCATCATACGGTGGTACTCTTCTTTAGACATTCTACCGAGTGCTACTCCTTCATTGAGTATGGCTCTCATAGCGCTATCGGCATCCCCGTCGCGTGGTACAATCAATCCACTCTTCACCTTAGCTGGTGTGGTGGTAGTAGCAGGAGTGGTAGAGGTAGTAGTACGCTTAGCGCCTCTACTCACATACGCCTTTTGAAAGGCCTCTAATGATCCATACTCTTTGATCTTAGCATCAATGATTGATTGGTTCGACCATTTCACTGTCTTACCGGTTACATTGCAGGTTAGTATAATGCTCATAATATTGTTTCCTTATTGTTTATAATAATGGATGCTTTATTGATTAATGGCAACTGTTAAATGATTTCTTTTTCAATCTTATTCAATAGTCTAATGATTTCATCAAACTTCTCTTCTAGGGACATATCTTTAATGTTCTTGTTCATAATACTATAATGGGTACTTTAATAATGTTGTGCAACTGTTTAATTCAATTCTTTCCAGTTAGTTTTAATTGAATATGTTCCATTAG